GTAGCGGGGTTCTGCTGGCGCACTGCCACCGGTCGCCCTGCCGAACTGCGCTGGCGCCCTGGGGATCGTGTCGCGATGGCTGGCGCGGGGCATGGGGATGCCATGCGGGCCGGTTTCCAGCATGCGCTGCACCGCAGCCGCGCCGGCCAGGCTATTCCCCTCCCCGAGGCCAGATATTAAATCGGCAGGAAGCACATAACTGCCCGCCGGAGCCGTCGTCTTGATCGCATCCGCCCGCCCGGGTGTGGCGCCCGCCAGGAAGCCGGTCGCCCCGCCTGACCCGGCGCCCCGCGCTTCCGAGCGCGTCCACCAGGGGCTTGCCTCGGACCCGGACATGACGCCGCCATCGTCCCGCCGCTGGCGTGTCTGGCCGCCGCGCGCCTGCTGCTGCTGCGTCTGCGGCGGCTGGATTGTCGGCGCCGATGCGGCTGCCGGCGCCTGTGCGGTCTGCGGCTTCGCTTGCTGCCCGGCTTGCGGCGTGTTCTGCGCCGACATGACGCGCTTCTGCTGCAAGACTTTCTGGATGACCTGGCCTTGCGGCGTGCCGCCCATCATGACGGCCATCTGCTGAAGCTGGTCCGGCGACATCGACGAATACCGCTGGATCATGCCTTGCATCAGCGGGCTTTCGCTCTGCGCCGATGGCGTGACGCCGCCGATGGATGGATCAGTCGAGCCTCCCGCGTCGCGGTGCATGATGCCGCGCGCATGGTCGACCATCTTGTTCGCGGTCGCGATCGACAGCCCCTCGCTCGCCCCGCGCGTCAGGATCGCGTTGGCGATGCGCGCGGCGTGTGCGGCCTGCTCGGGTGTCAGGCTGTGATTGTGTCGCTCGGCGAACTGCGGCCCGGTCCACGGCATGTCTGCCTCCTGTCTGCCGAGGCATTACCACATCACTACAAGATGTGGCACTACCTTTGCGCGGCAGCCCCTAGGACGTGACAACCGCTCCCGAGCAATACGAGAACCACGTTCCGGTATGACTGTTGAAGAACACAGGCACGCCGGTTCCCGATCCCACGCCTTCGCCTGGCTTCCGACCATTCGTGGCAAAAGCGAATTGCCCGCTTGCGCCCGACGCCGGAAGTGTCGCCACGGTGTAATTCGCTGGCGACGCCAGGACCGCGATGCCGTCGGCCATCGTCTGCCCGTTCGCCGTCAGTATCTGATTGAGCGTTTGCAGCACCGAGACAAGCGAAGTCAGGTCCAACGGCATGTTGGCGCCACCCGGCATAGTCGGCATGGCTCACCCCCTCCCATCTGGCGCATACCGGAAACGGATGGCACCAAGTCGAACAAACGTGCCGAGGTCTGCCCCGGACACCGATAGCGCGATCTGCCGAGCCCGCACGTTGCATGGCACGAACCGAGTCGCCCCGGTGCCGCTCGATGCGTCCGCAGTGATGGCGTACGGCCCGCATGTCGTAGCCACGCCGTCCGGGACGGTGAACGGAAAGTCCGTCGCCAGCAATTCCAGGGTCAGTGCAGGCGGCGCGTTCTGCCACTCCATGACAAAATCAGGGATAATCATGTCGATGAACACGAAGTCCTCGCCGTCCTGGAGGCTGAAAAACCCGGTCTGCCAATACCAGAGCATCGGCGCACCGTTCGCGTCTTTCGACACCTCGTGCTGCTGAAGCAACCCGGCCAGATCAGCGCCCGCCGGCGCTCCGTTCGGCGACACTCCAACCCATGCCGTGCGCTGGTATTGCGAGGATAATCCATAGTCCCATACAAGATTTTCCGCATAGTTCACCTTGACGTATCCCATTGGCGCCAGCGGATTGTAGAGTGGCGATGATGTCGCGAGCGGGAAGTGCCAGGTCATTTCGTTGAACAGCGGGTTAGGCGCGCAATGCACCTGCCCGGCTTGCGACAGGTCGATGTTGTTAAACAGGAAGTCCCACACCGAGCACTCTATGGGCGTCACGCCGCCGCCGCTCGCGTAGGTGAAGAAGCCGCGAGTTGATAGCCACATGATGAGGCTGCCGACGACACCCGCCGCGCGCTGCGAGAGCAGGCCGCAACCGGTCGATATGCGGTTGAAGCCGAACACCAAAGGGAAGCCGATATAGCTGACCGTCCACAGATCGACATCGGTCCAGATCAGCGCCCCGAGGCCTACGGCGAGGCCGCCTACCATCTTGCTCCCGGTCGGGATGGAATATGAACCGGCCTGGTTGGTCGCGCTGGCCGTCCAATCGGTAAAATCCCCGACATCGCACCAGCGGGCAAGCAGCGGTTCCTGCGTTCCGGCGTACTCGGCGCCGATCGACATGATGATCTCGGCCTGCGACATGACGAACACTGCGGTCGAGTAGAGCGGCGCCGTGCTGGACACCACAACGGCAGGCGCGACCGTGGGAGGCTGCCAGTAATAAATCCCGCCATTGGTCGGGGATGCGATCAGATCCTGCCCGAAGTGATCCAGCGACCATTGCCGAAGCTGCGCCACCGCCGCTGCCGTCCCGGCCAGGCCATAGTCTCCGGAGCCATAGTCGCCCGTTCCGTAGCCGACCATGCTCGTGTTGACCGCGTATCCGCTCGGCAGCAGGTATGCGACCTGTGCGTTGCCGCCGTTCATCGAGGCCGTTGCGCCGGATGATGCTGTGGTGGCCGCGTTAACGACGAACACATTGGCGTTCGTGACCGAGACGACGTTATAGGAACCGGAGATCGTCAGTCCACCGACCGTCGTGGAGATGTTGGCATAGTAGATGCTGCCGACAGAGTATCCATGGCTCGCCAGGGTGACGCTGACGACCGCGCTGCCGTTCGTGGTGGTGTAGGACGGCACGGCGCCTCCGTTGGCGATGCTGCTCGTAGCTGGCGCGGCTGCCGCGACGGTGTATGTCGGGCTGCTTGATGACACGACCTGATAGAGGCCGAACAGCACGATCCCGCCAACGGACACCTCCGTTTGCAAGTTGATCCAGTCGCCCGCGTTCGGGCTGTACCCGGCGTCGTTGATCGTGACCGTCGTCTGTCCGGCTATGGTGGAGAACGATACCGCCGGGTTCGTGGTTATTTCGAGCGGCGTTGTGTCGTTCAGTGCGCCGCCGATGAGAACCTGTAGCCGCTGCTCCGTCCCCGCTGCCATGTAGGCGTTTCCGGAGGTGTCGGACCATCCGTGCAGGCCCCGGCATGTCCCGATCAGGGCTTGCGTGGACATTGCCGCCCATCCGCCCAGCTTCTGCGGCAGACCGCCGTAAAATCTGATGAGATTGCACGCGGCAACCTGCGTCTGGTTGGCCGTTTCCGACTGTTCCAGTGAGACGCCCGGCAGAAGTTTGAGGGTGCGGAGGGGCACGCTACCGAACCTTCTCCAGCGCCTCGATCCTCTGCAACGCGTGCTGCAGCGCCGCAGTCAGGTATGCGATGTCGTGGTCGTAATCGCGGATCAGATGGTGTCCGGCGGGAGCGTAGCCGTCGCTCTCCGCGAACATTTTCCGATCGTCAGGGATCGAGCGCACACCACCGGCACGCCCCGATGCAAGATCTTCCTGCGCGATGAAACCGGCGCGCGGCGTGCCTTCCATGAGATAGGTTCGCGGACGGCCCGCCAAGACATATTCGGCCCCGGCTTCCGGGGTGATGTCCCGGATATCGGTCTTCATGCGGCGATCGGACACCGCGTAGAACCCCTGCGCCTGGACACCGTATGTCACGGCTATGCCTATGCCGTCCGCCCAATAAGTCGGCGTCGTCCTCATGGACGCGGCGTCGAAAAAGCACGCGGTTGACGATCCGGCGTAGGAGCCACTTACCGTGAGCACGCCGGATACACTGAGGTTGCTATAAAACGAGACGGCGCCGATGACGCTAAGGGTGGTTTGACAGCTTACCGCCCCATAGGCGACAAACGTCGTTCCCACCGAAAAGGATGTCCCGACCGTGGCGGAAGCAGAAACAGCCAGTGTCGCCGCCGATATTTGGTAGCTGCACGACAGGTTGTTATAAAACGTCGCCGCCCCGATAACGCCGAGAGTGGATTGAAGACTCGTCGCGCCAGTAACAGTAAGCGTGCTCGAAAGCGTCGTATTGCCTGTCACGCCGAACGTGCCGCCGACCGTCCCGTTGCCGGCCACCGCCAGCGAGGTTGGCGCCATCACCCCGTATCCGATCGACGGGAATGTAACATTCCCCGCGCCATCGCACTGATACCAATACCACCTGCCGCCCGATGGCACTGTGACCGTCGTTCCGACGCCGGAGGTCAGGATTACCGAGAAACCGCCCGTGGTGCTGTTGATGGCCCACCCGAGCTTCGGGACGTTGGGCAGCGTCACGGTGCAGTTTGCCGTCAACGCGCCGGTATAGTTCTGCACCAGCGGCCGAGCCTGATCCGCGGCACCGTTCGCCGTCGTCAGTGTGTATGTCGTCAAGCCTCCGATGGAGACGCCCGCCGTGCCGGTGATGGACGCTTCGATCAGGACATCGTTCGTGTTGAGGATCGTGCCCCACGCGTTCTTGACGGCCGGGTCACCCGGGACGGGCTCAGCCAGGCGCAGGCTGGTGCTGTATGCGGTCATTGCGGCGGTGCTCCGGGTGCGGCCGGTTTGGCGACGTTCGGCGTGAGGCCGCGGCGGCGCATTTCCTCGTGTTCGGCAGCGGCCTTCAGCGTGCCGTATTGGGCCTCCCACGAGATCGCTTGCTGCGGCAAATCGCCTTGCGCCGAGAAGTTCTTAAGCAGCGCGCCGCACAGCCACACCATGCAGGCGGCCGTCAGCAGATCCGGGTAGACCGTGGCGAGATACGTGCTCGGGTTGCTGGAGCTGATCGGCGTCGGTGCGAACAGCCCGGTTACCACGACGGTGTAGGCGGCGTCCGGCGTCGGGCACAGGACGATGGTGTGGTCATCGCGCATAGCCCAGCGGCGTCCGATCCAGTCTGCTGCCGACGGCGCCAGAGTGAGCGATTGCGTCGGCCAAACCATGTCGATCACGTCGAGCGAGGACATGTCGAACGGTTCGAGCGTGCCGGTCGCCAGCGTCGAGCCTGCCGGGGTCAGCAGTGCCACTCCCTCGGGCGCCAGCAGCGTCAGGGCCATGCCGGAGGTGGTAAGCGTGCGGGTGCCTGCCACGGTCGCCAGAGACGTGTCCTGTGTCCGGTTGGCGAGCATGGGGATGTCTTGGCAGATACGGCTCTCGGCGTAGCTGGTGGCGCTCGGGTAGAGCGCGGCGAAGTCTGCCGGGACGACGTTGTAGGGAGGCTGCGCCTTCGACAGCGCGGCCAGCAGGGCAGTTTGCAGGGTCGTCCAGGTCAGGGCGGTCATGGCGTCTCGCCGCGCCGGGGGTTGGGTGAGGGCTTGCATGAGTGCGTCACCACGGCTTTCCAGGCGGTCCCGGAATAGACCAGCGTGCATGTCGTAGACCCGCCGCCGGCAACGGCCCGGTCACCGCGATCATCTGCGCCTGCGAAAGTGGCTGGTATCCATTGGCCAAATACGCCCGCTGCGCACCCATCCAGATACGCCTGTTGCAGCACCACGCCCGGCGCCAGCGTGTCGATCACGGCGATATAGTCATAGTTCGGGTCGGGTGCGACCGGTCCGTCGGTCAGTTCGGCATCGTCAATGCCGAGCAGGATCGCGCCGTCGGCGCCGGTAAGGAAGGTGCTCATTGCCCACACTGATAGGTAATCGTGCCGGCAGGGATGGACGATGCCATGCTAAACAGCACCTGTGTCTGGCTTTGGTTAGTTTGCGCAACAGCCACGGGCACGTAGGCCGAAGTCTCCCCGGTTGCTGTGCAGTGCGGCGGTGCAGCTAACGGGGCGTTGAAAGTTAGCGTGCATGACGTAACCGTGCCGCTGCCGATGGTAATAATGCCGGACCAGTCGGTGCCGGCTACACTCGGCGCGCTGCCGCACGAAGATGCTGTCGGGGTGGACTTGATTGCACCTGAGACGGTGTATTGGCCGTTAACGCCGGACTGCATCACGCGATACGCGCCGCTATCGATTTGCAGCGCATAACTTGCCTTTGCGGCGCCGCCGTACTCCTCTCCCCGCAAACCCTGAATGATCACGTCTTGTGCCAGACTACCGATTTCAACGCACGGATAGGCCCCCGAGCCGCTGTAGCTCGTGGTGAAGCACTGGATATCTGTCAGCGTGACGTCCAAGGCATTGATCAGCGCGCCCTGCTGCCGAGTGTCGCCGATGCGGGTCTGTGCGATTTTGATTCCGCGCGTGTAGGAACCCGACTGGTCGGCCGAAATGCCAATCGCCGCACTGTCGGCATTGCCCTGTCCTGTAAAGCCGGTGAGGTTGTTGATGTCGGAACCCACGATGCGGAAGTCTTCCCCGGCATCGATCTGCAACGCCTGCGTCTTGAACCCTTCCGCCTCAAGATCAAAGGCGTTCAGAAAGGCGGGAAAATTGACGCCGCTTTCGACCGGCGCCCCACCGCTATACGTGTTCCTGATCCACAGCCCCCGGTTCGCGTGCAACACCCGCAAATGAGAGGCAACCATTGTGTTGCTCATGCCCTCCCATATGATAGCATTAGTGCTGCTCCACTGCCCGTCGATGACAACATTATCCAGCGTGAGCACGTCGTTGCGTTCGCTGCCGTCGTTATTTGAGTGCCACCAGATGCCGTAATCCCATGATCCGGTGCCCCCTTTCGTGCTGTTTGGCGTGAGCACCACGTCCCGCAGCGTCAGCGAGTTAACGTTATGCACTCCCTCAACACCGTCTACATTATCCGCCTGAAAGTTCTGTAGTGTCGTCAGATACGCATTTTGAACAAGCACAGCATCGCCAGCAGTTTTCGCATTGCCGAAAATGTCCAGATCACTTATGACCACATCACGCACCTGCAGTCCGCCGGCTACGCCAATCGTTATGCAGTTATTCGCGCCATTCCGGCACATAATCGTTGTTGCCTGCCGCCCTGCGCCGCGCAGCGTGACAAAACTGCTAGAGATTTGCAGTGTCCCGCCGGTCAGTCCGGTTCCGGTCCATACATAGGCGCCGGGCGGGAAGAAGACTGTGCCGCCTCCAAAACTTACACTCGCGTTCGCCTGCACGACGGCCGTCGCAGCATTGATGGCCTGCGTATCATCGGTTGAACCGTTACCATAGGCGCCGCACTGCTTGACACTGATCAAACCCTGTGGCGGGACAAGCAGCCATCGCCCGGTCGAGACGCCGGTTGGCGCAATCGTGCCACAGCCGTCGTCCGCTGCCGTGCTGGTGGCGGACCACAGGTACAGCGCACCGCCGCCATCCCCGTCCGCGGTGTATCCGAAGGTTTGCGCCGTGGTCGGTGACCAGGTCCATGTCGGCGCACTCAAGACGCGCAGAGACGCAACATTCGCAACGTGGATTTGCCCGATCCATCCCGCCGCCGACTGCGTCACGCCGTTGGCGGTGATGGGCGACAGCGAGTGATCCAGCCCGACGATCTGCGCCCCGGTATACTGCACCGTCTTTCCGGCCTGCGTCCCGGAATTGCTCCCGGCGAGGAACGCGTCCGTAAGCGCCGGAGATATTCCGGCGGTGCAGTTGAACGGCACACCGGCGGTTCCGGAGCACGCGGCGGATGCCGCGCCGGACCAGAGCAGGAGTGCCAGTATGATCCATCGCGTCATGTGATACTTCCGAAGATAAGGTTTCCGGCTTCGTCGGTCAGCACATCGCCCGCTTCATCGGCTATACCGATCGCCTGCCAGGCCCACAGCGGCATGCCGGGCATCAGGCCGACGATGGATACCGCGCCCCGGTAGACCGTCCCCAGCCCTTGCGATGTGGACCAGAACAGGGCTTCGCCCGGGCCAATCGGCAGGTTCAGGAGCGCGCCCCAATAGGCCGAGGCACCGAGCGACACCTGAACCGGTGGTCCGGCCGGATTGTAGATCAGCATCCATGTGCGGGCAGGTTGCGCGGCCAGCAGCAGTTGCGAAGCGGACGGCGCCGCGATCGTGGTCGAATAGTCCGCAGCAACCGGCGTCGGGATCCCGGAGAGCGCAGCGATATCCGCCAGAACATCCGGCTTATCCGCCGGGTAAAGCCTGGGCACCGAGGCGTTCAGCACGTAGACCGAAAAGCCCTGGTTCATCGGCGACGTCGGAACGGCAGGATTTCCGGCCACGGCATACCCCGTCACGTCGGGGCTTGGACGGGGGTTGGAGCGGGGTTGCGGGTCGCCCGGCAGGATAATGCTGCGAAGCTGCGCCTGGGGCACGTCCAGGCAGGACGGGCAGACCAGCAGGCCTGTATCGGCCAGGCCCGCGCCGCGATACTCGAACTGCCGCTGCAATCTGCTCAGCGGATACCAGAACGTGCACCGCCCGCACTCGCCCTTCGCCTGCGGATTGCGCGGGCTTGTCCGGGCGCGGCCTTGGAGATCGCCGTGCCCCATCTCAAATATGCCCGTAGATGCCGATGTTCGGCTGGATCAAACGCGGTCCCATCTCCTGGTCGCGGGTAACGAAGTCCGACCACGAGGTTGCCGCTTGCTCCTTCAGTTCTGCGAGCCGCGCTTGGCGCTCCATAGGGTTGGCCGGCCCGAACTTGGTGAACAGCCGCAGCGCCAGCGCGGACGCGAGAGCATCGAGGCCGCGATAGACGACATCCGGGGTTTCGCCACCGCCAATGCCAGCGTCCTGGATCTGCTGCAGCCCGTACCAGTTCACGACGTAGGTTGGCGCACCGATGCTCGGGTTTTGCCAGAACGTCACTTGCGGCGTCGCCAACATCTCGAACCAGAATTGCACCGGGTTGCCGGGACTGTTCTTGTTCGGGATTTGCGCAAACTCGGTGCGGGTGACCGGCGTCAGGACGACATCGCTGTTCTGGCCCGTGCCGTTGCCATTCACCAGCGACAGATAGACCTCGGTGAGCGTCACGAGGCTGGCGGGCAGCGTGTATGTCGCGGTGCCCGCCAAAAGGTTGATGGTGCCGGTGACGATCTTCCAGAGCGGCGCCCCGTTGTTGGTCCAGCGGATCAGCTCGTATCCGAGGGAGTTGCGGGCCGATGTCAGATGGTGCCGCGTGATCGCTTCCGGCCGAACGCCTATGCGGTCGAACGCTTCAAAAACGAGCTCGCTGTTGGAAGGAGAAAACCCCCACGTGCCACTTGAAGAACCGGGCGTTGTCATGGAGGGCAGCCTCTGCCGATAGTGCGGTCAGCCGGCGCAGTCACCCGCGCCGGGATCGATCCTGGATCAGTCCGGGTCTTTATCCGCGCCCGCGCCACCTTCGCCCTTGCCCTCGTGGTGCCGCTCGAACGATGGCACGCTCACCTTGCCAGCCGCGGAGAAAGGTTCAACGCCACCGCCCTCGGCGCGGCGCTTGCGATCCGGCCGGTGCGCCTCGGACTTACCGGGCACCTTGCCGCCATGCTTGCGCTCGTGGCGTTTCTTCTCCTCCTCCTTCTCGTCCTCGCGCTTTTCCTCGGCTTTCGTCTCGCCGCCACGGGCGCGACGCTCAACCTTGCGGGGATGCTCCAGGCGGGGCTTCTCGTGTTCCTTGCGGCCTTCGTGACGCGCCATCGGTCTAGTCCTTTCCTTAGAAACCGCCGATCCCGGATTGGATCGACTGCATGACCGCGAGGCCGGTGCCGGCGGTGATAGTCAGCCGGTGCGCGAAGATCGGACCAGCCGCAAAATTCGTCTCGCCGTTCGCATTGGCGTTCGCCAGCGTGCTATCCGGCCAGGCTAGCGGCGGATTGTAGCCGCTGGGATTCATCGCGAACTGCTGCGGCGTCGCCACCAGCGTTGGTGGTATGTCGTTCGGATCGTCGTAGGTATGCTCGACCGTGAAGGTGACCGCACCCGAAGCGATCGAGACGCCAACGCGCAAGCCCCAGAACGGCCGCGTGAAGTCATCCACAATCCATGGCGTCGATGCCACGCCGCATGTGCCGACGGTGATGTTGCCCACGGTCGCCGCCGAGCTTGTAACGCTCGTCACAGTCGCGAAGTCGAGCGCGGTGAAGGCCGAGGATGCGTTCAGGCCGGTCACGGTGCTGCTGATCGGGGCGCCCGACTGGTTCGTGCCGGTGACCGTGAAAACGACCGTCGCATCGTTGGCGTTCGAGGCTACCGCGATGCGCCGGGCCACGTCGGTCTTGCCGACGCCGGACGACACCAGGGATCCGTTCAGCGTCAGCGCGCCAGCCCCTGCCGGCACCTGCGACAAGCAGATGCCGTTCGCTACCGCTGCGACAAGCTGGAGGCTGATGGTGGACGGGTTCGCCATGCGATCAAGCCTGCGTCTGACCGTAGATCGAGGTCGGGTTCGCCGCGGTGCCGGCAACGACATCCGCGACGTTCAGGAATTGCGCCATCTCCAGGCGCCGGCCGGTCATGACCAAGCTGGTGATGACGCCGTTGGAGGCGTTGGCCGCAGCGATCGGCGTGCCGCCGCCGTTGGCGCTCACCTGCGTCGTGCCCCGGACATCGCCCGTAATGGAGGTGGCCGGATTGGTCATATCCGCCGCCAGCCAGCCGACGTTCGTGGTGACAAACGTGCCGCCCCAAGAGATGTCGGTGGCCTCCCAAACCCGGTTGCGATAGGCCATGCCGAACACGTCGGAAGTGCCTACCGAATAGTTGTGGGTGCCATCGGTAAAGTTCGGCGTGACCGAGATGATATACTTGTGCGCCTTCTTGCCCCACCCGGTCGATGCTCCGGCTGCCACGGTGATCGTCTCGGACATCGCAACGCCGAAAATATCCAGGCTCCTGACCGTGAACGTGCCGCCGGTGCCACCCGCCACGCCGCTGATCTGCACGCCGCGAGCAATCCCCTGCCGACTGTCGAGGAACAGCCCGGGGCCAGCCGCAATCCACGGCAGAGCGGCCTGGGGGATGGGGAAGCCAACCGGGCTCGGTCCCCACGCATCGCCGGTCCCGATCGGTGCCGTTGCATTGGTCGCCAACGGGACGTAGGAGGCGTTGACCGTGATGACGTTCGTCGTGGTGTTGATGCTGGTAACCTGCGTCAACAGCGGGATCGTGCCGCCAGCGTTGCCGACATTACCGATGACCAGCGGCATCCCAACGGTGAAGTCGTTGGCGTTCGCGACCGTGATATTGGCCGACCCTGCGGTGCAGTTGCCGAACTCAAACCCGAAGTCGAGCGCCAGACCGGTCGTGGTGACCGCGCCGCCATTCAGGGCCGCCGCGAAGGCGCGGGCCGGTACGTTCGGCGTGATGCCAACCGATGCCCCTGCCAGGGTCAGTGCAACGCCGCTGGCGACAGTCTGCGCCGCGGCGATGTTGTTGCTCGCGAGTGCCGCCGGGACCGCCCCGACGCTCTTGACGAACGGCATATCGATGTGCGCCGGAATGACACCCGTGTAGCCGTTCACCTTGTCCTTTTGGAACAGGAACCGGATGTCGATGAAGCCATCCGCCTGATAGGTGGCGGACGGCCCTGCGTCCTGGTTGGGATCGGGCACCGCGGACCCGAACGTAGCTGCCTGGAGCTTCGTCAGGTCGCCGTAGGTGAATACCGGCCCTGGAGTGGCGTCGGTCATTTAGGCCGTTCCTTCTGTGCGAGCGAAATCGCCATGGTGTTCTGCTTCGGCGGCGAGGCGCGCGGCTTTGGCTTCGGTGATGGTTTTGAACGAGCCTAGAAACAGCGCCTTGCCGCCTGCGACTATCTGAGCCCGCCAGGAACCGCGCCGCGCTTCCCACGAGACGCCCTTGATCCCGGACTTGTTAGTTGTCCGCAAGCCTTGATTGGCGCTGTTCTGCCTCTGTGTTGCCAGGCGCAGGTTGCACCACCGGTTGTCAGATCGGACGCCGTTGATGTGGTCAACCCGACCGCCAACCTTTACCGCACCATGCTCGCGGTGCAGCGTGCCGAGCCAGATACGGCATCCGCTGTTCGGTTCCCAGGTTGAGTTGGCTTCAAGTCGCTGCACTATGTTCATCCTCGGTGTCCTTAGATCGTATGTCGGTTCTATAGACCAACATACGCGCCAAGAACACCTGAAAGCGGCCTAATTGCTGGGGAAAAATCCTACGCCAAGCCTCCAATCGTCGACTCCCATATAATATCTTTCATATGCCTTCACCATCAGGTTGTCCGTGGTAAAGTCCGTCTGCATGGAGCTTTCGAACGGCTCGCGCTCCAGCATGATCAGTCCGCCGGCATCCGACAGGACGAACCAAGCATAGGGCGAGGTCAGGAAGTCCAGGACCACGTAACCGTCGCGAAGATCGTCGTTCTCCTTGACGGTCCAGATGTCGTTGTCCGTGGTGCCGGGCCGAAGCTCGGTTTCCATCAGTCGCTTGGCGACATGGCGGAGTTCGACCGGAACGACCAGCTTCTTGCCCTGCGACCCGTAGAGCAGGCCGGCATCGTCGCGGAACCGGCGGATCATGTTGTTCGCCAGGATTAGCGTGTTTTCGTTCAGGCCAACCTGCACAGACGGGGTGTTCGGCACGAGGTAGCCGTCAACCGGGTGCGAGGTCGAGAACAGCGCTAAGTTGTCGCCGCCGATGCTCGGGTTCAGGACGTTGCCGGTGTTCAGCGTGGACGCGCCGACGATTTCCTTCATCTGGCGGAACGAGCGGGCCAGGCCGAGGTTCGCCGCGTTGAACGAGGACTTGTAGAGGTTGTCCTTGAGCGCAACGCGGGTGAACGCGTAGCCGAGCGAGAATTCCACGTGGATGTGGTTGTAGGTAAACCGCTGGCCGGCGCCCTGGTCGAACACGGTTGGCGTGCCGGCGGTGCGGAGTTGCGGCAGGGGTAGGTAGCGCATGTGGACGGTCTTTTCCGCCGCCATGTGCGACACGCCCTTGGCGTAGATTTTCGACCACTGGACGGGCATCTCGTTGTAGAGGCCCTTGATCTTGCGGACACCCGGAAGCAGGAGCGCCGGGATTTGGGAGGTGGTGATTGCCATGGGTCTGTGCCTCCCTTAGATGCCGGTTGCCGACAGCAACTGAGCGGTGTTCAGTCGAACCTCGAGCCACGGATTGACGTTCGCCGGGTCTTGCGGGCCGCCGGACACGCCGAGCACTCCGATGATCTGGAATGGCAACGTCGCGGTCAGGCCGAGCGTGGTGTAGTCGAGCGCCAGCGTGGACACGCCGGCCGCGTTCGGGGCGCCATTCGTGCCGGTCAGGAAGTTGATGTTCTGCCCGACCCAGGACTGCGCGAACGTGCCGCCGCTGCACTGTGCCATGAACGTGACGAACGGGTCCTCGTAGACCAAGCATTGCACGTCGGCCGAGGGGTTCGACGTGGACTGATACGCGCCGTTCAGGCCGTATGCGGTCTGCTGCTGCGTCTGGTCGTAGTAGGCCAGCACGCCCTGGAACACGCCCACCTGCGTCGTTCCCGCCAGCGTGCCGAGGATCATGTATCCCTGGTTGCCGCCAGTGCCGATCGCCACGAGGTCGCCGCGGCCGATGCTGGAGCCGTAGCCCTGCTTGATGGCCTTCTGGTTTGCCTGGTGGGTGTTGGACCCGCTGATGCGGTTCCGCGCCAGGGTCAGCCCGTTAGGCTGAAAAAGGTTCGTCGCCATGTCTCGGCTTTCGGGTGAGGCAACGACGAACTCCAGCGTGGAGCGGCGCGTCCTGGTGATCGAAAGCCACTGACCGGCGAGGCCGTGGTTTGATGGGGCGGCACGCTAAGCAGAACCGCCCCGGTATTGCAAGCGAATAATTGCCTACCTTTGACGAAGAACGCGGCCGGCGGACCCTACCTCGCCCTCGATCGACACGCCGAGCGGGACGGTTTCAACGAGTCTGCCCATGTCGGACAGGCCGTCGCCCCCCTTGACTTGGCCGTGCTGGGCACCCTGCGCGCGGTCGCGTAGCTGCTTGGTGGCGGCCTGATAGTCTTCGTCCTTGGCCTGGATCGTCAACGCCTTGGGCCGGCCATAGAGCCGCTGGCCGAACTGCTCAACCGCAGCATCCGGCGGGGTGCCGGGTGCCACCATCTCGGGCCAGTCGCGCGCCTTCTCGGGCCGCCAGCCACCGTCGTAGATTTCCCGGAGATAGGCGCCGTCCACCGGCTGCCCCATGACTGTGATGGTGTCCCACTTCACATCCCAGCCCGGCTTGATCCGGTGCTTGGGAACATCGAAGCGGTTGACTTCGCGGTCGTTGCGGCTGACGCGGCGCACCTGCTCGTCGCCTGCCTCCTCGCGGGCCGGAGCGGCTTGGCCGAGATCCTGTGCGGCTGCGCCAACGCCTGCCTTTGCGGCATCGTCAGCGGTGCGCGTCGCCCTGGTGCGCGTGACAGCGCGACGCTTGCGGACCGTGCGGCGGACAAGGCGCGGCGCGGCCTCGGTCGTTGTGGTGGTTTCGCTCATCGTTCAGTTCCCTTACCGCTGCACCGTTCCGTCGCCCTGCACCCATCCGCCGGAGCCGCCCGCCGCGCGCTCCTCGGCGATAAGCACCTGCTCGTAGGCATAGTCCCCGAGCCTCATCTGATTGACGCTCGCGGCTTCCTCCCAATCGGCTCGCGCCTGGGAGCCGGCCGGCGGCAGGACCACTTGCACCACCTTGCCGTTCGCCCGGGTGACGCCGACAGGACCAAGCAAGGTCTGAACCGTCTTCGCGCCCGATGCACTGCCACCGCCGCCGCGGTTCGTCGGACCCGCGCTCGAGGTGCTGTTCTGGCGGCCGTTGTCCACTTGCTGCCTCCGTGCGGCGGGGGGTTCGGTACCGGTGCCGTGGTTCTCGCCGTAGACCTGGGCCACGATCTGGTCGATGAAATCGACATACTCTTGGCTGCCCTCGCGCTTGCCGGCCCGTAGCGCCTCGGAGTGAGCGCCGTTGGCGGTCGCGCGGTAGGCCGCGTCGGTGTGGTAGCGCGGGTGCGCGTCGAGCCAGGCGCGGGCTTCCGCGGACTGGCCTCCGCCGGTCGCGCCCTGGTCGCCCTGCGGCTGCGGCTGTCCGCCTTGCTGCTTGAGCCAGTTCAGTTCGCCGGACGCCTGGTTCAGCCGATAGTTGGCCGATGCCAACAGTTCGTCGGCTGCGATCTCCGCGTCGATGTCGCCGCTCTCGCGCGCCGCCCGCTTCGCGAGCTTGGCCGCGGTCTGGTCCGCCTTGGCAGCTTCAAGCGCCGATCCTACGGCAGCGACCCGATCCGTGGCGCGGCCCATGTTCGCCCGGGCAACCTCGTCGCGCGCCCGCGCCGCCTGGGTGCGAGCATCGTTCTCGCGCTTGCGGGCATCGGCAAGCTCCTGGTCCCGCTGCTCCAGCGCCTTGCGGCTGTCCGCAAGCATTCGCTCCGGATCATGGTCCGCGTGGCCTGCATCGGCGACGGCAACCGAGGTCGATGCGTCGGAAACAAGATCATCGGAGCGGTCGCGTCGCGGCTGGCGCGTTACCGCCTGTCCGCCTTCGTCGATCGTCAGGGTTTCACTCACCGGGAGCTTCCTTTTCGTTCAGGGTTTCCAGCATGGCCGCCAGCGTGGCGTGCCGGAGTTTCGAGATGTGGCAGCAGTCGATCAGGGGTTTGGATCCTCGGCGCGCGCTCAGCCGGGCGAACTCGGTGCGGGCCGCCACCGCAAGCGCCGGATCAGTGAGCATCGCCAGCCTCCAGTCGTGTTTCGGCTTGCGGCCTTTCGACACGTCATGGTGCGCGGCGATGCACTGATCCAGCGTCGCGGTCATTGTCAGACCGCTATGTGTGGGTTGAGCACGCGGCCGATGAAGTTCTCATCGTTGATGATACGGCAGGGCCAGCCGCTGTCCCAATCGTAGGCCTTGTGTTCTTCGTCGTGCCGGTCGCGATACATGATCGTTTCGGCGCCTTCGCCAGCGATGTTGACCGGGTGGCCATCGGTCGCACGGGTCATCAGCCAGTCGCCCACCTTCGGCGCCCCGCTCTTACCGAATGTCGCTTCGAGGTAGCTTTCGTCGCCGGTAAACGCCGATGGGCCGAGCGCGACCACCATCACGATTTTCCCCTGAACCACGTCCTCACGCTGCCGGGCGCCGGTCGTTGTCCAGCCTGTGAGCGGGTTTTCCAGCGGGCGAATGTATTGGGCAACAAGAACGTCGCGGCCGAATAGCTCAAGGTCGAGCTTACCGATCTGCCGCAAGATGTGCTCTTGCGCGATCGAGTAATCCGCGTGGTGATGCTTGTGCAGCGTCGTGTAAGTCATGCCAGACATGGGTTCATCCGTGCAGGTTTCGGGCGCGGTTTTCGATGATGTCGATTGCGAGCTTCAGCCCGCGCACCACGCCCTGATTGAGACGCATCTGGTCCAGCGTGTCCGCCGTCCGGGCAGACAGATATCCCTCGTGCACGGTGACGCTCTGCTGAAGCTCGGCAATCACCGCGTCACGAAGGAGTTGGCCGGACATCGGTTAGGCGGCGTTCGGCGTCGGCGCCGCTGGTGCTGGCGTGGGAGCCGGCGCGGTCGCCGCCGCCAGGGTGGCATCCGCTGCGATCCGCGCCTGGGCGGCCTGCAACTCGGCCTGATCGTCGGCCAGCCTCTGCTTGCGCGCGGCCTCGGCGGCTGCGGCAGCCGCGTCAATGACCGGCGCGGCCGGAGCGGCGGCATGCTGCGGCTGAGCGGGATCCCCTTGCGCAACCAGCGTCGCCGTGCCGGTCTTCAGGCCGTGCTGCGTGATGGCTCCGATCGCCGCTTCCAGCGCGTTCGCGCCTGTCGGGTTGTAGGTGCCGAACTTGTCGCCGTCATGCACGTCCGCAATCCAGCCATGGGCGGTGTCGCCGTCAACCGTCACTCGTAGCGGCATGGTGTCGTTACCCTTCGATGTCAAAAATACCGCTCGCGCGGCGGGGAGCCTTGAGCTTCAGGGTCTGGTCACTCGGCCAGACGACTTCGCCTGTGGCGATTTCGAGCGCGACCCGGGCAGCGGTTGCCAGGGTGCGCCCGTCGATGGTCGAGAGTTGGAGCTTCTCGCCCGCGGTGTCGGTTGCCATGTGCGTTGCCGTCACGATGGCGCTTTCGATCTCCCGCAGCGCGGCCGGGGGGAATACGAGCATCCGGGACATCAGCACTTGCCCCCGCGGGCGCGGACGCTACCGCCGCGCTTCACCGGTTGGCCGGGCGGCCGCGGCGGCATGGCACCCGGAGGCGGGCCGGCCATGCCAGGAGGCGGTGCGCCGCCGGGCGGCATACCACCGGGCGGGGGAGCCATCGGCGGCCGCGGCGGGCCGCCAGCCGGAGCGCCAGCCGGAGCGCCAGCCCCCTGCATCTTCGCCAGGACGGACCGGGCGCCAAGCTGTGCACCAGCCTGCATGCCCTTCTGCTCGCCCTGCTGCTCGGACTGATCCTCGGCGCCCTTGTTGCCGACGATGACGTTGACCGTGGTGGCCTTGCCGCCCTTGCCGTGCTTGGCGGGCTTGTGACCGCCCTCGTGCGGCGCCTCGATGCCGCCGGTCCCGCCACCGAAGGCGCGTTTCTGTCTGTCGGGGCGGTCCTCGGCCTTTTCGCCTTCGACGTCGCCGCCCTTCTTCAGTTTGATCTTGGCGCGGCCCACCATTTTCTTGATCAGCTTCTTGTCCGCGGCCTCGTCCGGGTGCTCGGGGTTGATGTGCCCCCCGCGCGCGTAGCCAGCCTCACGAAGCACACGCCGGGCAGATGCTTCCGGCTTTTCTTCTCCACGATCAGCCACGGCCAAATACTCCAATGATGGCAGCCCAGAGTCTCTGCCAGGCAGACTTGCGTTTGCGGTATATTTCCCACGTCGGCATCTTTGCAAGTTCTTCGCGCGTGGGCCACTCGGGCAGATCGGTTTGATACATGCTCTACTCGCCTTCTTCGGCCGCTGGTTGTTGTGCTGCTGCGGTTGCGGCCTGCTGCTGACCTTCGACATGGTGCGCATGCTCTTGCGCCCTGTCCGCCGCCGCGTTCGCCGTCGAGTGCATCCTGTCTGCCGACGCGATCGAGCCATCCGACACGGCCTTGACCTTTGCAGCCTCCAGCGACATTGCGGCGCGCGTCTCGGCACTCTGCCGGTCCGCCTCGCGCTCCTGCCCCTCGGACTGGATCTCGGCCATGCGTTCCTGGTGCTTCTGTGTCTCGGTCTGCTGCTGCACTTGCGCCTTGTCGGTGTCGGACTTCGCCTTGATCTGCGCCGCAACGATGCGCGGGTCGGGCGGTGGCGGTGCCGCTTGCTGCTGCGGCATCTCGAACTCGTCGCTGTTCGCGCCCGCCAGCACACGAGACGCGTGCTTGAAGATCGCCCGGTTGTTCGCGATCCCCTGAAACTGCGGCAGGCCGCCGAGCATGATAAGGCCCTGCACCTTCATCAGCCGATGGATTTGCGATGGCGTGTTCGGGTCCGCCGCCGGGATCAAATCTGGCTGCAGCAGTTCATCCGCGATCTGCCATTGCCGGGACGGCCGCTTGTTGCCGCGGGTCAGCACCGCCGGGTCTTCGGCCAGCAATTCCCGCAGCATGTCGAACTCGTCTTGCTGCGAAATGTGATCGTCCTTGTGGACGGCGCCGGGCACCTGCGACACGCTCTCGATGTAGGACATGATCGTGCCTACCGGCGTGTTGCCGATGCGGCCTTCGCCTACCGGGATGTCCAGCACGCCAGCGAGCCGCTTGGCATCGTTCTCGACCTTGGACCCGAGTGCCATCGCTTCGGCCGAAGGCGGCTTGTAGGGCATCGGCATCAGCGCGTCGCCGATCGCCTGGGCACCGGCGCCGTTGATCCCGATAACCTCGCCAGGCCCCGGACGTATTACCGTGTTGGTCTGCCGCGAAGTCGGCCCGATCAGTTGCAGGAACGCGGGGAAGTTTGCCAGCAGCGAGCTGTCCACGCACGAGCGCTGGATCATGGTGGCAACCTGTGTCGGGTTGCCGACGATGTGGATCAAGCCGAAGTCGTAGAAGCCAAACCCCGGCAGGAAGCCGTATTTCACGTAGCGGCGTCGCGGCGTGTAGTCCTCGTCGTCCTGCTTCCAATTGCGCCGAATTTCGAGAATGGTCCGGCTGTCCAGGTCAATCGAGACGCGATACGGCAGCGGGAAGCCCGGCTTGCGCCCGTTCTCGTCCCTGTCAAGCTCGGACAGGTCCCCGATCAGCGACGACGTCGTGCCCGATCCGATCTCGCAATAGCACTCGTAGACCAAGTGTTCGAAGTCATCCGGCAGCGCTGGCGATGCGACGATGCCCTCGGCCTCCGAGACTGCCACCTCGGTGTCCGTGGTCTGCCCCGTCGGCTGCACCAATGCCACGTCGAGGTAGTGGCCGGACGCCTGCAACCGCCGCATCGTCGCCTGGCGGTAGCGGATGCGCTCCGTGACGCGGCCGGCACCCGACAGGTGCGCACAGTCGTTCGACACGATCAGGTCTTGCGCCTTGACCCACACGGACACCGGCTTGCGCTTGAGCGGGCAGCGATAGACCTTGCGGAACGCGTTTCCGATCAGCGCCCGATGAAAGATCATCTTGGAGAAGTCGGGGTAATACTCGCGATCCCCGACGGTCAGATACCAGTTCAGGTCTTTTTCCAACGCATCGGCCAGATCGTCCATGTCGCCCTGCGACTGGTCACCGGGGATGCCGGCGGCTTGCGGGGGCGGAGGCTGGCCCGGTGCGGCTGCCTGCTGCGGTTCGGGAACGTCGTCACGCCGCACCTTGACCGGCCCGGACACAGGCAGCAGCTCAGCCCGCGCGACGCCCCATAGCCGGGCGGCTGCCTCCAGCATGACCGTGCTGACGGCCTTGCAGACCGTGCCATCGGCTGAAACGCTCGTCGTCGGGTCTTGCAGCTTGATCCCAAGGAAGTCCGCAGCGCGGTTCGCCGTTTCTTCCCAATCCTTCCGCGACTGCAAATCCGCGTCGATGCCGTCAAGCAGGTAGGACGCCAGCGCACCAAGTGCGTTCATGTCCATGCCATCGGCCAGGTTCGCGTCAAACTTGCCATCGCGCGCCGGAGGCTCGCCTGCCATGATACCGTCGCCGCCGATGGAGATTACCAGCCGGCCAGCCGCATCCGTGCTCTCGGTGATCTGCGGCGCCGCGGGAGTGTCGTCTACAACCTCAACGGAAACAGGCCCGCCGGTCTGCTGACCGTGGACACGCACCTCGGGAGACGCCTTGCGCAGTGCCGCAACGGCCATGTCTGTGTCCGTCCGCAGCATCGATCGGTCGGCGGGACCATCGGCCAGGGCGGTTATGAGCGCGGATCAGCCGGCGCGGCGTCTGCGACGGGCGGACACTAAGATAGGCTGTGGCGGAAATGCAAGGATGACGTCATATAGCGCGTGAAGGAGATCGATCGTGGACGAACTGTTTGACCCGCTCGTTGGGTGGCTCCCCGATTTTCTGCAAGGCCCCGCGGTTCTGGTGTTGCTCGCGCTCGCGATATTCATCGTTTGGGTGTTCAAGCGCGGACTGAAGTCGATCCTGGATGAAGGCGCGGAGATCAACCGGCAGCGGGAGCGGTGGAAGTAGCTACCTCACGAACCTGACTGGACAGACGGCCGACGCCAAAGCGCTTCGTCCGTGAATTCGTCGCGGCGCCAGTCGATTTCTTCCCACCCATCACCTTCCGGTGGATGGACCACGCTCTTTCGGCCGCCCTCAGTCGTGGCGTATTCAAATCGCGCCTCGTCAAACGGTTCTATTGTGCGGTGAACGCCTTCCGGCGGCCATTGAACAGTCATTAGACGGATTTCTTCAGCGCCGCGTCGATCATGTCGCGCCACATGACGTCAGCCTCCTTGTAGGGGTCCGGAACATACCCAAGCCCCGATAGGTCCGAATAGTTGCCAGCCACCACCATCGCCTCAGTCGGTTCGCGCATGGCGGCGATGGCAGCGCGGGCCAGCGCGCGGTAGTGCTCGGCCAGAAACAGGTAGCGCGGCCTGCTGAAAACCTCAGCGGGCGGCACATCCTCATAGTCGCTTACTGGGGTGCTCTCGCTCAACTTCCGCGCCACCCGCTCAACCATCTCGTTCATAGCTACGATCCTATCGCGTACGGAACGCCAGGCGGACGCCGGTAAACCTTCCGCTCGTGCTCAATCGCATCATACTCGGCGCGACGTAGGACGACGCCATGCCGACGCATGAAGGACAGGGCCATGGAGCAAGAGTCGACGTAATCATCGTGCTTGCCCCGCGGGAACGATGTCACCTCGTCAACAACCTCTTGCGACCAGTCCTTGCCCGGCTCCCACACCATGCCGCCGGACCAGACATCCATCCCGCTCACCGGGTCTTTGCGCACATCCCCGCTGAACATCGGCGAGACAGCATGCAACCGCGCAACCTTGTCGCCGCTGAACGCGCCCTTGCCATTCGCCGGGATCAGCATCGTGGTCCACGGCGCATCCGCAAACTGCCGCTTGATCTCGGCCGCCGTGTCATGCCCGCGCGCCTTGTCCTCGATGATGAGGTAATCCGCCTTCTTCGCGTAGCAGAACCGGCCAACCATCTCCGCCAGTTTCGCCAGTGGGCACTTCGCACGCTCGGCACCGGTCAGGATCACGTTCGGCGCCCCGCCGTCGCCCTCAAACGCACCCCATGATGTCCACGCGTTCCAGTCGTTCTCCTCCGCCTCCTTGATCGCCGTGTCCAGACTGACGACAACCGTTCCGAGGTCGGGGAACGCAGGCGATGACCAGTACCGCCACCAGTCGCGACGAATGATCCCGCCACCGCGGATCGTCGGACTTTGCTGATACTGCCCGGCCCAGGCGTAGGGGCCTTTGATCTTCTTCAGAGCCTCGATGGCTTCCGGTGAGAACCGTTCGGGCCATGCGAGCGTGCCCTCGGCCTGCGCCATCGGCGAACCCATCCGGACCTTCAGCACGCCCTTATCGTCAGTGAACAGCCCCTCCAGCTCGTTGCCTTCGTCATCGAGGCCGCGAGGATCCCGGAACACCTGTATCGGCTCGCCGTCGTCATCCCGACGCAGCACAACGGGGTTATCACGTAGCGGTTCAAACTCCATCGGGATGCACATCCAGGTGTAGTTTGATCCGAACTCGGCCAGCACGCCGGTCGCATCCTGCTCATGCGTCCGCTGCTGGATGTTGATGATTGCGCCTTCATCCAGGTTGGAAAGTCGGTCGGGCATGACTTCGCGGAGCCACATGCTCGTGCCGGCGCGCACCGCGTCAGACTCTACCGTGTTTGGGTCTGAGGCGTCATCGAGCAGGATGTAATCGGCGCGGTGCCCGGTTGTGCCTGATCCAACCGAGATCGCCCGTTTCCATCCGGTCTTGCTGTTCTCAACAAGCCCAAGCCCCTCGCGGGTCAATGTCACCCGGTCGCCCCATAGCCGCTGATACTCCGGCGCATTGATTATGCGGCGGAAGCGGTCGTTGTCGCGCTCAGGCAGAGCAATCGAGTAGGACGCAGACAGGAAACGCAAATGCGGCATGTTGCACGGCCCCCACAACCACGCCGGATAGTAGCAATTCAGGAGCAACGACTTCATGGAGCCCGGCGACACATTGATGATGAGCCGCTTGATGTGACCATCGGCCACCGCCATCAGCGCGTCCGCCATCGCCTCCAAAACCCATCCCTCCATGAACTTTGTCTGAGGTTCGACACAGCGCCAGAACGCGCGCACGAAGGCCAGCAGGTCTTGCTCACATTTCTCCTTCAGCGCCGCAGCCTGGCGGCGCCGCTCTATCTCGGCCCGCGCCCGCTCCCTGACCCTCGCAGCGAGGTCTGCCATCAGTCGTCAGATAGCCAGTCGCAAACCACCGCGGCCTCGACACGACTGCGGAAGAAACCGCCTATCGCGATCTTAGGCAACGGATCGCGGCGGTCGTGACAAACACTCACGCTTGACGAACCGTCGCGGTCCCATACCACAACCGCCACCCCCACAATCGACCCGCCGGCGTCGATATGGCCGTCAACCGTATCGCAGCAGGTTTTCAGCGCTTGGCGCCGGTCCCGCTCGCGATTGTCGGGGAACATCAGCAGTCGCGGGCCATCGGAGCCACGCGGGCGCACAGACCGGATGCGAACCCGCGCAGCCGTCATCACGCCTGCCCCTCGACCGTTTCGAGCCGGGAGAAGTCGATGGCGGCCAGGTCTGCCACCCGCACGCTCCACTCGCCGCACGCCATGTCCTGTGCCGTCTCGGGCCAGTATGTGGCCACCACGGGTTGCGGTTGCCCGATCGCGCTCCGCTGCATCCCGAGCAGTAGCGGGACAGGCGGGCGGGCGCGGCAGATGCCGCCCTGCGACCCGGTGACAGACAGCCAGTGCCGGCAGTTGCCGCACCCGTTGATAGATCCCGTATCCGCGGTCATGGCGTGGTCCTCAGTCCAATCGTGGGATGCCCGGCAGATAGCGCGCGGGCGGGTAGCGGGGGCTTGCTGGAGGCAGCGGGAGGCGTCGCAGGGGCGAGCGGCAGCGGCTTGCTCCACCAGTCAGCCTCGGCCGTTAGTGCCGCGATCTGACCCCGTTGCCGAATGATCTCCGCCTCGAGTTGCCGGATGCGATGCTCGAGCGTGGGGATGTCGGCGGCCTGCTTGTGCGCCAGGTCTTTCCAGAGAGCGGGGACGTAGGCAGCGTCCGCGGTGCGCTCGGAGCCGGGCTGAGCCGGATCGACCGCGAACGGCCGCAGGTGCGCCGGGTCTGGCAGGCCGAGGCCGGCGCGCCTCACCTGCTGCGCCCCGTTGACCGCAGCCCACCTATCGGCCGCCTGTTGCGGGGCAGGGCGGCTCGTATCGGGGTGACCCGTCATTGTGTGATATCCTTCCGTGCAGGTAGGGCCGTTGAAATCATTGGGTTAATTCCGTTCCGCAATCGCGAGGAAACAGCGCTCGCGAACGAATTCCCGGATTGTCGTGCTGTATCAACGCGTTGTGGCACATATCAACAGGCGGATAACACGCGATAACTAGAGCATATCGCGTCTTATCTATTGTCAATGGCGTGTGTCTCCGTCGCTGGTCTCGCGTCCTGTCTCGGCCAGGGCGGCCAATTCCTCGTCTGTGAGGTCGGCCACGCCCTTGATCAGCCGGACGCTCTTGCGGTCCTCGATGTGGCCGAGGATGCGCGCCAGATCGACCAGGGCGCCACGCTTGTCAGCCGGTCGTATGACGCTGTCGGCCGTCACAGGAGCCATGGCCATCGACGCGAGCTCGCGGACGATGCTGGCCTTGCTCACATCGTATTGCCGGGCCGTTTCCACGGCCGCAGCGGCCGCGCTGACGCGAGCGATGGCCAGAATGGGGGATATCTTGGGATGATCGACCAATCGTTTTGCCTCGCGTGACGCGTCCTGTCCGGACCATTTGAGTGATGCTGGATATGCGCTGCGATAGGCTGCTGTGGCGTTGGCCATGTCGTTTGAGATGTATGCGGTGACGAACGCCCTCTGCTGAGTGGTGAGGGCTTGCATGAGTGCGCTGATTGTCGCCGCGTGCTCATCAGACAGATCATCGTCGATATCGTCTGTGATGTCGGACATCTGGCGGTGCGCTCCGATCTCGCGAAATGCGATGGTGTCAATATCGCAGCGGGGCAACGGATTGCAATATCTGTGTCAGCCTGGGGTTCGCGGTGTGTCTGCCGGGGGAGCTGATCGTGCCGGTGGTGATAGGGGGTCGTTTGCCTGTCCGCGTGCGTCTGGTGTGGTATCGGCGAGTTCCGCCGCTCCGGGGTTGTCGGGTTGGTTGCGTCGGGGCGGCTTTTGTCCGACTGGCGTCGGACGCCCGCTATCAGGAAGGCAAGGTGGAACGATTTGTGCGGTGCAAGGGTTTGATGGGATTGTGTGATTACGATTTGTCTTGACAGGTGTGATTTCGCCCTTTGATACAGGTACTGCCCACGTGCTCAGGTATGCGCGTGCGGGGGAGCGTTTTCGGCGTTTCGTTTCGCTGCGCACCGTGGCTGCGTCATCTGGATAAAGCCGGAACAGGATCGGGCGCGACGGCCACAGGTCGCCGCCATCTTCCAACGACCATGAACCTTTCGGCCACTCGCCCTCATAATGCGCGCGGAAGATGCCCGTGCTCCCAGGCTCGATGACGTTGAACGACGAACCGTCTTTCGGGCAGTAAATCGCGTCGTTCCATCCCAGCTCTTTCAGCCGCATGAACGCCTCGACCATGGCATGGATAGCGGACCGCTCATCGGGCATCCGCGCAGCCCGCCCTGCCGCGCGTTCTTCGGCCGTGGTTTCAGGATTGGTGCTCATTCCATGTATTCCGCCAGGAACGCCGCTTCACGGTGGATTTCCTCGCGGGTCATCCACCACGAATAGCCGCACGTGGGTTCGGGTTTGTCGGTCATAGCGTTGTATCCATCAAAATGACGCGAAGCTCGGACACAGTTGCATCCTGGTTCTGACGGGTAAGAAAGACCTCAATCGCGGCGTGAGCGCGATGTGCCCACAGTGCCGCCTGAGCCTGAAGATCAAGGCGATCAATCTCGTTAGCTGGTGTCGCCAGGATGTGGTTCCCGAACCCGCATCGCGCTGCCAGGGAACCACCTGAGGCTTGCAGATCAGCCCATGCCTTCTCGGCCGTGGTTTTCAGATCGTCCGGCATTACTGCATCCTCCGGGGCGCTTCCTGATGGCGGCATTCGCACCGGGCCAAGACCTCCTTCAGCAGAGCGCGGATGTCAGACCGCTCGCCGTTGCCGATGTAGTTTGCCCGGCGACCTGGTGCAGCACCGAAGGGCGCGACGACAAGCGCGATAGCGCAGCCGGGCAAGATGGCCTCGACCGCTTTGATGGCTTGCACCATTCGTTCGCCGCCTGCCGGGTTGAGCGGGCGGG